ATCTCGTTTGGAAGAAGGCCAAGGTTTTGGTGAATCGTTTAGTGGAAGTTTTCAAGATAAAAAAGAAGACTTCCAAAGAAGTTTAGATCCTAAAAATATACGCAAAAAGGCGTATATGTCTTTCTTTGGTGGCGATAATATCCTTTCTGCTCACATGCGTGGCAGATTTAATAAAAAAGAAGCTGAAGAAAAAGATAAAGAAGAAGAATCATTATCACCAACAAAAGAATCAAAAAGTCCTGATAACCTTAATGATTTAATAAGTGTCCTTGCAAAAAATTCATTAGCATTACCTGGCATAGCGAAAGATATGAATATTCTTCGCCAAAACATGGTTGCTTTGGTTAAACTTGAACGAGGTGTTGATGATGAAAAAGATTTACAAAAACAAGGTGACTTCTTCAAATCGTCAGATGCTCTTGAATCTCAATTAGAAGACCAACGCAAACCAACTCCGGCAGGTAAAGATGCTAACAAATCACCAACAAAAGATGGTGTTCCTAAAGATAAAGGTAGTGCAGATACTTCAATGTTGGGTGGAATTATTGATATTTTTAAAAATGGATTATTGGGTGGATTAAAAGGTCTTTTTAATCCTATGAATCTATTAAAAACATTAGGTAAAGTATTTGTTATAGCTGCAATTGTAGCATCATTATTTGAAGGCATTACAGCTGGATTTAAAAAATGGCAAGAAACTGGAGATTTAGGTGAAGCAATTCTAACAGGTCTTGGTGCCATGTTAGATTTCTTAACATTTGGTTTATTTGGTGAGGACCAACTTCGTGATTTAGTTAAAAGTTTAGGTGATGTTATTGGCCCAATTATTGATGATATTTCTGATTCTTTCACCAAGATGAAAGATTGGATTGCTAATAATATTGGTATACCTGAATTTTCAATACCAGTTCCAAAAATATTACAAAAAATAGGTGCCCCTGAAAAAATAACTATTGGGCCATATTATCCATTCAAAGATAATCCAAAAAGTGGTGAAGCACAAACATCAGCTCTTAAATCTAAAGCACCTTCTGATAGTGCGGTGCCAGCAATACCAGAACCTCCAAAAGAATTAAAAGATGCCGTTAAAGGAACACCTTTAGAGCAAGTATTACAACCATCTCAAGTATCAGGAAAAGCTCAAGATAATCTCAAACAGATTATTCAGCCAATGCAGTTGCCTAAAGATGCTATGAAAAATCCTAGTGCATTGATGGATACTATGGTTAATATGCAACAAAAGCAAATTGACCAAGTAAAAAAATTAAATGCTCAAGGAGATTATAGTTTAGGTGATGCAAAACAATTAGAAAAAGGTCTTGATGAATCTAAAAAACAATTAGCCATTGGTCAAAACAAATTAAGTGGTGCTGGTGATATGATGTCCAGCTCAATGAATAATGCAAGTGATGTTCTTACCAAAAAGATTCAAGGTGGTGGTCCAGCTGAAAATTCAATAGATAAAGGTGGCGCATCAATGATATCGCCATCAACATCTTCACCATCATCACCATCAACCGGTTCTGATTTAGAAAAAGCATCATCTCAAGTATCTGAAGGTCAAAGAATGGAATCTTCAGCTGAAGGCGGCTCATTCTTAAATTCACCAGTCACAAATAATACTTCAGGTGGAACAGGCATGAATATTAAAACACCTCCTGTTGATACACATAATCACGAATTAATCGGTCTCTTAATGAGAACATAATGTCTCCTACATTAGTCACAGATAAAAAAGATAAAGATACAAGTTTATCATCAGCATTTAAATCAATAGCTAAAAACTTTTTGTTATTGCCTGATATTGCTCGTGATTTAAATATTGTTCGTCAAAATCTTGTTGAGTATGCTAGAGTTCGTGGTGCTGAAGTTTCAACAACACCAGATTCATCTTTTATACCTGAAAAAGATTTTGTTCCTACTCCAACACCGGTTAAAAAAGAAGAAAAAGCAAAGCCACAGGTAACTAAAAAGAAAAGTTTTTTCTCTACAATTATTGAAGCATTTTCTCCACAGAATTTACTTAAAACTTTTGCTTCTCTTTTTAATCCAAAAAACTTTATAAAATTATTGGGAAGAGTTGCGATTGTAGCTGTTGCTATAGCTGCAATCTATGAAGGATTTACAGCTGCATGGGACAAATGGAAAGAATCAGGTTCAATTTGGGAAGCGGTTAAAGAAGGTGCATCGACCATTGTGGAATTTTTAACCTTTGGGTTAATTGATAAAGAAACAATGAAGTCACTATATCAAGGTGCAGCTGATTTAATTAAACCATTTACAGACCCAATAGTAGAATTCTTTACTAAAATGACCGATTGGTTTTCTGAAAAATGGTCAGCTGTTAAAGAATTCTTTGGATTTAAAGTAGAAAAGAAAGCACCTCCGGCTACACCACAAGCTGAAGAAGTTGTTACGCCTGAAATATTAAAAGGTAAGAAACCAGAAAAAGAGCTTACTCCTCAAGAACAAGCAGCTGGAGTATTACAAAAACCAGCAGCTAAACCTGCACCAACTCCACCTCCACCAACACCCACACCTATTCCGGCGCCAGCTGCACCTCCTGCGGCTGCACCAGCACCAGCCGCTAAAGCACCAACTAAAGCTGGCAAAAAAGAAGAAGGTATTCCTAAACCAGCACAAAAAATATCTGGCATGGAAGATGTTAAGAAAATGGTTATACGCCATGAAGGTGTGCGTAACGAACCATATAAAGATTCATTAGGTTTATGGACTGTTGGTGTTGGTCATCTTATTGGAAATGGTAAATCGTTACCTGATTCTTGGAATAGAAAATTTAGTAATGATGAGGTGATGAATTTATTTGAAGAAGATTTTTCACATCATGTTAAAATAGCACAAGAAACTCCAAGTTATGATAAAGCAAATGAAGGTGGTAAAGGTGCATTTATTGATTTAGCATTTAATATGGGTAAATGGTGGCCAAAATGGCCAGGTACAAAAGCTAAACTAGAGAATGAAGATTTTGCTGGTGCAGCTGAAGGCCTTAAAGATAGTAAATGGTACACACAAGTTGGTAGTCGTGCTCAAGAAATCGTAGCATTAGTATCTCAAGCTGATGGTGGTAAAGGACAAGAAGGACAAAAGATAGCACAAGCTTCAAATAGTGTAGCTGTTGGTCAAAGAGAACAACAAAAACCAACCACACCTGTTGTTATCAATAAACCAACAACGAATAACACCAAAGTGGTTAATAATCAAGCAGCGCAATCACCTCGTGATACAAACTCTGCTTCACAGGCATTAGTATACCGAGCCGCATAAAAAACCCCACCGAAGTGGGGTTTGGTTACTGCATAGGTAATACTATTCAGCTAAAGATTTAAAGTAGTTCAAATCATCATCATCTTCACTCGTTGCAATCTTTGTATCAATCGCATTTAATTCAGAATCATGGAAGTTTTCAACTACAGCATCAATTGCTTTAGATTTTGGTGCTACATCACCTTCAAAACCTAATACTTTATCTAAGCGAGCTTTCAATAAATCATAAGGTTTAAAGTGTTTTGGATCCAAGAATTCTTTTAATGAATGTTCTTGTTTCCATAATGCTTCAAGTTTAGCATCATCACCGTCAAGTAAGGCTGATTTCTCAGCAAACTCTGACTTATCATAATTACGGTAACCTTCAACATTACGAATCTTCAATTTAAAGTTTGCACCTTCCCACATATCAAATGGGTTAACTGGAGTTTCGTCTGCGAATTCTGGATTCATCGCTTCAGTAATCTTGTCGAAAATCTTTTTACCAAATTTGTAAATTCGAATTTGGCCTTCATTTTCAGGATTACTTGGGTCAGAAACCACAAACACATTCGCTACATAATTCAATCTTCGTTTTTGCTTACGAGCGATTTCTTTATTAGCTTCAATGCCAGAATTCCATAGAGTTGAATTATACTCTGAAACTGGATCTTTTTGGTTAAGGGTAGTAAGAGAGTTCTCAATATACCAACCGCCTGGTCCTTGGAAACCATGAGAGAATACTCGAACCCATGGTAATGCGTCTTCACCATCTACTGAAGGTGCTGGTAGAAAACGGATAATAGCCATGCCATTACCTGCTTTATCTACTGTGGGTTGCCATAAACGGGGGTCTTCTCGTGAACCGGATTCGGTTGAAGTTGATTGAGTTGTTGCTTCAATTGCTTTAGTTAATTTTTCTAAGCTAGAGCGATTGCGTTTTAATGAATCAAAATTACTCATTGTATTGCCTTTCGTATGTTAAGTATGTTAAAGTATAATTGTATCTTGTTTTATCCACAGACTACCATAATATATTGTATTTAGTCATATTAAACTAAAACCTTTTTCAATATGAGTTTGTATCTTACACTATCCTGAGGTAGAAATGAGGCAATCTTCATCATTTTCATATGATAATTAGGCCAACGAATGGTGTCCGTAATAGTTTTGGACCACATTGGAACGAATCCTAGAATGTTATTCAGTAAAACTAGGGTCTGTATATGAATCTCTTTACGAAGTGCCTTGGTGAGTAGGATAGGATATTCACCATTAGTTACCAATAAACTATTTGGGTTATCACAACCTTCAAATAATGATACACAATCATTCTCAAAGGTATAGGCAAGTGATTGCATGACCTTTTTATATTGAATGTATTTGATATCAGCTTCTTCTTGGAGAAGATTATTTACCCAAATATTTTCATCATCTAAAAAATTAGC